AATTGATTTAGTAGTTATTACAAAACAATTAGGTCTCCAAGCAGAAGAAGCAGCTAAAATTTATAAGTTACATATTTTAAGTGGTAAAAGTGTTGATGATATTCTTCATACTGTTTCCGATCAAGTAATTCGAGCTAGAAGTTTGTATGGTGTTAATTTAAACCTAAAACAAACAATGCAAGAAGTTGCTAAGGTAAATGACCAAATAGCAATTCAATACAAAAATAACCCAGAAGCAATTGCTAAAGCTGTAGTTCAAGTTAAAGCACTTGGTTTATCAATGGATCAAGCAGCAAGTGCATCAGAAAAAATGTTAGATTTTGCAGGAAGTTTACAAAATGAATTAGAAGCAGAATTATTAACAGGTAAAGCTATTAATTTAGAACAAGCAAGATACTATGCTTTAATGGGTGATACTGCTAATGCTGCTAAAGAATTAATGAATAACGTTGGAGGAATCGAAGAATATCAAAATCTTAACGTACTTCAACAAAAATCATTAGCCCAAGCTGTAGGAATGACTAGAGAAGAATTGTCTAAAACAGTAAGAGAACAAGAACTTTTAAAAGGAACTCAATATCAAACTGTTGAAGCAATGAAAGAAGCAGCTGCTTTAGCTGCTAGAGAAGGAAAAAGTCAAGAATTTCTTAATAGTTTAAGACAAGCAGGAACTAGTGAAGAACTAATAAGACAAGCAACTCAAATTAGTAACCAAGAAAAATTCCAAATGGCTATTGAAAAACTTCAAGAAACTTTAGCTAATATAATGACTGGTCCCTTCGGTAAATTAATAGATGGATTTGGAAAATTAGTAAGCAGTGCCACAGCATTAAAAGGTATATTGTATACAATGGCTTTTGTTTCTGGAGTTAAATTAGCAATGGGAATTAAAGACTTAACAACTAGCTTCCCCGGGTTAATAAGAGGAGCTAGATTATTTGCTATACAAATGAAAAGAGGGGCAATTGGATCTGCTTTGACTACGGCTTTATCTGGAAATTTATTAGCAATATTTGGAGGATTAGCAGCCGCTGGAGTAGCAGTAGCAGCCATTAATAGTGCTATCCCAGGAGGAGACGAAGGTAATGCTAATATTAATACAGGGGCAATTGGGGAAAACGTAGCGGCTCGTTCAGCTCCAACTAGAGAATCACAAAATATTACAATAGAAAATAAATTTACATTAAACAACAGAGATTTAGGTTATATGGCTACTTCAACTAACGTAGGTACACAAAGAAGATTTGATTCTTAATATTTATACCAAAATAAAACTATGGCAATCGCATTAAAAGACAGATTATTAGATCCAATTACAACTAGTGTTTATGGATTAAAAGGTAACAAAGGACCCGAGTTTGAAAATGAGGGTCAAATGATGACATCAAGAATACAAGCATTTGTAGGAGTACCTCCAACAAATACTTTGTTGGCTTCACAAGACTTACTTACTGGTCGTTTATCTACTCAAATTCCATTGTATCCATACTTCAAACCTGCTTCTAACCCTCCAGTAAGTTTTCAACCTGGATATGAGGGTCGTATAGCTCCTTGGGGCCCATACTCAAGAAATTATGCTGGAGGTAAAGGTCCTATTGAAGGAAGATATTAATGGCTAGTTTAAAGGAGATATTTGAAAGGGCCCAACAAACGGGTCAAGTTGAGTACACCTATTTTGGTGGTGGTACTAATGTGTCTCCTTTTAATCAAACCTCAATTCCTGTTTATCCAGGCACAAATAAAAAATTAAATTCAAAGTCTCCTTACATAAGATTAGGATATGAAGGTGGATTTCCTGACGATCTTAAGTTTAGAGAGGGTGATCCTTCAGGAGTTTACAATACTGGTTTAGCAATTGTTAGAGACACAGCTAGAATAGGAGCGTTTTTTACTGATATTCCTAATGGTCCTTTATGGTTAGCTAAACAATCAGGACTACAATTATCAAATCCTGACACAGCTTATAATCCTAAACAATTTCAATTAAATGGTCCTAGAATTTATAATCCTATAGGTCTTAATACTTTAGCATCAGTAGCAGGTAACGCATTAGGTTTACATTTTACTCGCCATGGTTTAAGTCCTACAAATGACACAGGATATATTAGTTTAAATACTGAAGACGGAAATTTTTTAAGTAGACTAGATAAATATTATACAACTTTAACGGGTGAAAATTCATATAGTTCTATATCTTTATTTCAATATAACGGAGGTCCAAATTCATTTTATGGTTTAGGAAAAACTAGAAACGAAACATACAGTGACAGTTTTGGGTTAAATACTGGTGTAACTAATAAAAGTCCTTTTGGAAATAATCCAGCAGAAACAGCACAAAATTTAGGGTTTAGACCTTGGAATTATCAAACAATTACTAGTTATGGAAGTGTTGAAAGTAAAAATCCTTTAATTATTCCACCTGTAGGAGAATTTGGAACAAGCCCAAATTTAACTGCTACTTCTGGTATTAAAAATCAAGCTAGATATCCTAAAGATTTTAGAAAACTATATGAAAATCCTAACGCTGAAGATTATCAAAGATTTAATCTTCACCAGAGAATAGGAATGACTACACCTTCTGATCCAAAAAGTACAGTAGGTCCTAGCTTTCCTGTAGACTCAATAAACGTTTTAACTATTACTCCTAGATCAGTATTTTATGGTAATTCAAATTCTGCAACAAATCCAACAAATGGAGTAAATAGTAATTTGATATACAGTGGTTTATATGATCAAAATGAAGTAAAAAGTAAAACAGGTGGAAATTACGGTAGAGACATTATTAAATTTAGAATTGAATTATTAAATAATGACTTACCTATATTTCCAAATGCTGGTGATAGTGCGCGCACTATAAATACAGACGTACTAGCGTTTAGAGCTTACTTAGATTCTCTTACAGACGATTTTAAAACTAACTGGAAAACCTTTAACTATATGGGTAGGGGTGAACCATTTTATGCTTATGAAAACTATGCTAGAACAGTAAATTTTAGTTTTATATTAATGGCCCACTCAAAATATGAAATGCCTGCTATTTACACTAAATTAAACTACTTAATGTCTAGTTTTGCTCCTGATTATAATGATAGAAACCAAATGAGAGGCAATTATGCTTACTTAACTATTGGAGACTACATTTATCAACAACCAGGAGTATTTACAAGCATGAACATTACCAATTTAGTAGGTGATGGTTCTGCACCTTGGGAAATTCAATTAAGTGAGCCTGAATTTAGAAATTCAGGAAGAGAAGGAGTTGATGCTACCACCGGTAGAGATTTTTTCCAACATGAAATGCCAACATACATGAAAATTTCAATGGTGTTTAATCCAATTCATAACTTTTTACCTCGTAAAAATAAAAGAGATAAAGAACATACTGCTACGTTTGTTACTCCTAATTTTAGAATAGGACATCCTAACTATTACTTACCTCAAAAAACACAGTACGTTAAAGATTCAACAGACGTTATAAAACAAATTGAAACATTAATCAGGGTTCCTGAAGAAAATATAGTACAAAACTAATGAATAGATATCCTTCAACTCTAATAAGAAAAGAAACTAGTGGACCAAGATATTTTGGTTCTACTAAGTATCCTCCTGTTGACTTTACCATTGAGGATTTTTATATTATATCTATGCAGGGAGATAGATTAGATAATTTAGCAGCTCAATTTTATGGAGATCCAACTTTATATTGGATACTTCAACAAGCTAATAGTTTAAATAGAGATTCATTATATCCCCCAATTGGTGTTCAAATAAGAATACCACAAAATCTTGCTCGAATTTTAGATGAATTTAATGCTTTAAATAGTTAAAAAATGTTATGTCAATTTTTAAAGAAACCCTCGAAAACTCCATACAAACCCAACTACAAGCTAGAACTTTAGTTGTAAGTGGTGAAAATGGTAGAAGAAATAATTTATTACCTTGGTATTTAAGTAAAAATAGTTGGGTAAGAATGACCAGTTTTGTCAACTACACATCAGGAAATCAACTTAAATCTGGGGAGATCAGTGGAAGTTTAACTGTAATTCCTGATGGATCTTATAAGGACACTGAACTTAGTAAAAAATACATTTTAGAAGGAGGCACACTATACACTAAAACTAATGGAAGTGGGTTAGATGGTATTTTAAGATATGGAGTAAGTACTCCTCAAGCAGCATATGGTGGTAACATTGATGTAAGACCAAATAATACAGCTGATCCTGAATATTTTAGAACATTTGGTATTAGACCAATGCCGGGCATTACTGAAATGAGTTTAAGAACCATAGGAGCTTATGGTAGTTTATTTGAAACAACAGTAAAATTTTATGCTTGGGACATAAACCAGTTAAACGAATTAGAAATTTTGTTTATGAGACCTGGATACTCAGTTCTTTTAGAATGGGGTTGGTCTCAGTACATAGATTATGCTACAGGTTCTGTACAAAATTTTACTCCTTCTAATAGAAGAAACAGTAATTTAACTCAAGATGACATATACCCTACAGTTTTTAATGGAGTTACAATAAATCCTTTTGAAAATTTAAGTCAAGATGATGTTTATTTACAGTTAGAAGCTTTACGTAAAGAATATCGCCATAATTACGATGGTATGTTAGGTTACGTAAAGAATTTTACATGGACTATGATGACTAACGGTGGATTTGAATGTCAAACTACATTGATTTCAATGGGTGAAGCAATCAATACCGTTAAAATGTCCTCAAATGTTAATAATCCAAAAACTGGAGGAATAGTAGTAGATGCTAATGGAGCATCTAGTTATGTTTTTGATGATTATGAAAATGTTTTATTAAGTTTAAAAGCAAACGTAGAAGATAAAAAAATTGATACATCAACAGATAATCAAAGATTAATTGAAAGTGAATATGAAGGGGCTTGGGACTACAATTATAACTATGTATCGAAAGATATTATTAAAGGAAATGTTTCAAAATACTATTCAGACCAAGCTACTAAAATAGATGTAGCTCCTCAAGTACAAGAAGTAGAATTTCAAGAACCTTCAGAAACTGGAAGATTTTATGAATATTTAACTTTAGACGTTTGGTTAGCTATTGTAGCTTCTTATTTTAATATAAAATCAAACAGTGAAAAGGATAAAAAAGGATCTGTGCCTTTAGTAAAATTTCAATTACCTGGAGATGATGATTTGTGTTTAGCATGTAAAGATTCAATTTCAGTTACTCCATTTATTTGTCAAGTTAAAAATAATGGAGCTTTTAAAACAGAAATAGCATTTATGTCAACAAATAATGGTGGAAAGTATTCACCATCTATAAATGGTATTAATCCTCCTATGTATCAATTTGAAAATAATCCTAATGGAAGTGGATTAGAAAAAAAGACTTTAAATAACATTACTTATCAATTTTATGATGATACTTTAAAAGCTGGAAAAATAAAAAATATTTTTGTTAATATTAGTATGTTATTGCAAACATATAAAGACATGAAAAATGCTTCAAATGATGAAGGAGTTATTATGTTAGATTATATAAAAAATGTTTTAAATAAAATATCAAATAGTTTAGGAGGTTTAAATAATTTTGGATTAAGCACTGTAGGTAAAACTCAAAATGTTATGAAAGTAGTAGATTACTATTACTTAGAAAGTGGATTTAATAGTAAAGCAGATCAAAAATACCAGTTTGACTTATTAGGTTTAGGAAGTATTTGTAGAAATGTAAATATACAAAGTCAAATATTTGAAAATCAAAGTACTATTGTAGCTATAGCGGCTCAAAGTAGAGCTAACTTAGCTGATGTATACAATTCAAGTCAAGTTTATTTAAATGCTGGGTTAGAAGATAGAATAGCTTTAAATAAATGGCAGGGAGATGAACTTGATAATATTAAAGCAAATAAAGATGATGTTTTTTACCAAAAGTTATACAGTTTTATGCTTTATGCTAGAGATTATATTGTTGGTAATTTAATTCCTGATAGAACAAAAAATGATTATAGAATTAAAGTAGAAACATCAGGTCAAGCAAATCCAAGTACTATTTTAAAACAGTCTATGTTGCGTTATAACAGTGAATTAAATTTTAAAGCATTAATTCCTTTTAAATTAAGAATAACAATAGACGGAATTGGAGGAATTGTAGTAGGACAAATTTTTACAGTAAAACAAAATGTATTACCTAAAAACTATTATGATAAACAATTAGGATTTGTAATTACCCAAATCAACCATAGACTTACTAAAAATGATTGGGAAACTGAGTTAGAAACTCAAATTTGTATTTTAGATCAAGACAGACCATTACTTCAAAATTTTATTAATATAAAAAGAGATGGTTTTGGGTTATATGTTGCGGTCCAACAAACTAAATCAATCCTATATCCAATTCTTCAAGATTTTTTAATATACCAAGCAACACGATCTATAATAGGATACATTTATGCTATAAATAGCGACATTGGAAGTGGAGCTAAAGTTATTTATGATACTTTATATAACAAGTATAAAGATAACGACATACAACAATTTTGGATTGACAACCAAAAAGAATTTATTGGGTTAGGAACAGGACTAACATCAATCTCCGTATCTCCTGGTGCTAATAAATCATATCAAATGTATGAATTTGAAGACTTTGTAATTGATTGGATGAAAACTTGGACAAACCAACAACCAGCTAGTGTTTTAAGTGAAACTTTTTCTAGAACTAAAACTTTACAAGACTTATCTGATTTTATAATCAATAAAAATTATATTTCTAATACAGTAGATGAAGAATACAATGGATTTAAAGATGTGTTAGAAGAAATAGAAATTTATTTAAATAAACTTAATCCTGAATTTTTTTATCCTATTGCTAATGCTGCATCTATTTATTATGATCCCTCACAAAATAAATTATTACTTGATGGCAGCCAAAATTCCATTTTAAATTTCGAAGTTCAAACACCAAACCCAATTTTGAGACTTTTTACTGTAAATGGATGGAATGTAAAAAATTTAATAAATAGAATTTATAGTATTACTACGACAAATCAAACAATACGAAATTTAGCTAATTTTTATAATTCAAATACTGCTATTGCCAATACAAAACCACTAAATAATTATTTTTCTTCTTGTAGTGATGTAATGTATGGTAAACCAAATTCTCTTATTATTACTGAAAAAATAGTAAATGATGGAATTGTATTAGGTAATTTTGCATTTGGAATAGATGGCCCAGATGAAAAGATTGATGAAACTTTTGCTAAAACCATTTATTGGAATCAAACATATAATGATGGTAAAACTATAAGAACAAACCCTTCACCACAACCAACTGGTACCATAATTGATAGAAATAATTTCTTTTACCGTCCTTATAATCTCACATAACAATAAATAAAAAATAAATGTATTTACCACCTAGCGTCATATTACCTGAAATTTTTTATACCTATGGGGGTGAGTACTATTATTCAACAACTCCATCTTTTTATGTAGGATATTATCATAAAGATAAGTATGGAAATGCTTACACAGGTAAAACTCATACTAACGATTCTCAAAAATTAAACCAATCTTTTAATACGTCTTTACCTATTGAAGATTTAGGAATTAACACACTAGCTAATACATACAATAATTTAGATTTAAGTTCTCAAAATTATTTTGGCATGTCTCTGCCATCAAATAATAGTTTACCTCCTACTAGTGACGAATACAATCAAACATACTACACTAGATACATTTTAGAATATAAATTAAGTAGTCAACTTTACATTATAGAAACTAATAAATCTACATTTTATGAGTATTTTAACAGTAATTTCTCAAAGTATTTTACTTTTGCTGAAGTACTTTGGAAAATTAGTGGTCCATTGTATGATGTAAAAGAAAATGGTATATTAATGCAAGGTGGAGTTATTGATTCTAATTTAAGAAGTATTAATGAAGCTAGAAAATTAATACCTGGAATTGAAAACTATTTAACAGATTTAACTCTTTATTACAAACCGTAATATTTATTGTATATAATACTATGAAATATTTACTTAATGAAGAAGTAAAAAAGATGCAGCATTTGGCTGGTATTACACCTTCAAAATCTTTATTTGAAAAATTTATTGATGGAGAAACTGAATATAAAACTCTTAAAGAGTTTATGAGTTCTTTAAATGAAGAAACAACTCAAGCTGCTATAGATGCAGCTAAAGAATATTTAGAAAAATTAGAAGATCAAGGCCAAGGAAATATATTAGCTGCTGGAGAAAAAGTAGCTAATGCTTTATCTGGGATAGATAATTTAACTAGAGATACTTTAGGTGCTAAAATTAATACTTTTTTCAAAAGTAAAGGGGATCAAATTAAAAAATCTATTTTTGGTGCTACTATGGCTTTAGTAATGTTAGCTCATAGTTTAGGACCTTCAATTCCTGTAGGAAGTAAAACATATACTGTAAAAACAAAAGGAAATACTGAATTAGTACAAGCTAATAATCAATTAAATCAAAATTTACAACCTATTGTAGGACCTGATCAAGATGATTTAGATCAAGCATCAAACCAAAACCCAGAATATGATGATACTACAACTAATACTGATTTGCATATTCAACATAAAACAGGAGAATCAGGAATAAATCAACAAGATACTCAACAGATGGATGATTATGCAGATGTTGTTGCTTCAACTGTTTTAGATGATGGTATGGATGTTAATGTTACTGTAAAATCGGGAGTATCTAAAAATGCTGGTAAATCTTCAAACGTATCAAAGAGTGGAGGAAAATTAGACCAAGAAAGAAACGATGAAGCTGAAAAACAAATAACTGATAAACTAGTAAAATCTTTTCAAAAGAAAGGAGCAAAAGTAACAAAAACTGAAGATGGATTAAAAGTAGAAAAAAATGGAAAAACTCATACAGTTAAAATTACTAAAAAACTAATAAATTGGGTAAAAAATAAAGTAACATCAGCTAACGATAAAAATCCAACTCAATCAAGTGAACTTACAGCTAAAGCAACATCAGCTGATACAGAAAAAGTTGTAAAATCTTTTAAATTTTTAGATTTTGTAGAAAATCCTAGATTACCTGGTGAAATTCCTGTCGGAAAAAGAGGAGATGATAAACCAAGACCAACAGGAGATGATAAGGAACCTGGAGTTGAAAGACCAATCCCCACAGGAGATGCTGATCCTGATGAAGCTAAAAAATTATTTAAAAATAAAAATTTAAACAGAAACCAAGAAATATTTAGTGTGTTAAAAATGGCTAATCCTAACATTAAAGGAGATCCAAATGACACAACTTACAAGTCTTGGGATCCTAATACTAAAAAAGTTGTTATTAGTTTACGTAAAAGTCCTGATACTCTTTTAAAGAAGTTTCAACAAGTAACGGGAATTAACTTAAGTCAAAGACAAAAATCAACAGGAAAATTTAAAAGATCAGGAGTAGCTGAAAATATTTCATTAGGAAACATGTTAAGTGAAGCTGCTATTGATAAAACTTTAGTAAGTATTGGTGTTACTGATGATGCTATTAGAAAAAATAAAGTAGAAGTAATGGCTATGTTAATGGACATGTATAATCTTCGCTATGATGATGTAGACAAGTCTAAATTAACTCCAGAAGAACAAAAACAGTTAAAAGATATTACTGTATCTGAAGAATTAGAAAAACAAATTCAAAAACAACGTCCTGATGTGTCAGTTTTAGAAAAAGACATTGATTCAAATATATCACTAAAAACAGCTTTAAGTAGAATTAATACTTATGATGAATTTGAAGCTTTAGTTTTAGGAATGGCTGCTTTAGTTAATCCAAACTTTGCTAAACAAAAACAAGACATTAGAACAGCATTAAGTTCTTTAGCTAGTAAAGTTAGAGCTATGAAAGAAGAAAGTGATACTCCTTCAGACACAGAAGGTGTTTACAAGATTATTGAAACTTTAAAATTATTAAAAAATCGTTTAAATAATATAAATAATAAAGAAGAATTTGAACAATTAATTTTTGCTTTATTGAAATACATTGATCCAAAAGGCACTATTACTAAAGACACAAGTAAACTATCAAATGCTATAATAGCTGCTTCTAACAGAAGTTCATTAAAAGATGCTAGGCCTGTAGATTTAGATCAATTAGGAAGATAATAGAGAGGCTTGGTTTTTACCAAGCCTTTTTTTATAGTATTAATAAAGGTTATGCATGCGATCATTGAAACAAAACTACAATTAGAAAGACTACAAGAATACTGTGAAGATTCTTGTTTTGTTCAAATTATTCCAGGCAATGATTGTTTTCATCCTAAATTTAACAATATAGTAGCGGTTTATTATCATTGTTTAAACAGTAAAGGCTACATTTTTCCAATTAATCACAGTGAAACATTTAATTTAGATTGGCAAGATGTGTTAGATTTCTTAAATAAACACAAACTTATTTATGTTTTAGACAAAAAGTTCCATGATTATTTTTTACCGTCTACTTTAGAAACAACCGACATTCAGTTTAATATTTTAAATAAAACTAATAAAGTTTTTAAAGCTGATGAATATGGTACACCTGCTCATACTCACTTTTACAGAGAACATTACTTTAGAAACAATATTAACAGTATAATTCCCGTTACTAAACACTTAGAAAAATGGGATCATGTTTTTACTAAAATAAAACAACACATGAATTACAGACCAAATACTTGGTTTGACAAAGAATATACCAGTGTTTTTAAAAGAATTGAACAAGAAGGAATTAAAATTAGTCCAACTAAATTCAATCACTTTTTTGAACCTACATTTGAAGACTACAGTATTAACAAAAATAAAATACATACTTCGTACAATCTTTACAACATTACTACAAGACCGAGCAACGCATTTAACAACATTAATTTCGCCGCACTTCCTAAAGAAAACGGCGCAAGAAATGTATTTATTCCCAACAACGATTACTTAATAGAATATGACTTCTCCGCTTACCATCCTTCTCTTATTGGTTCCCTTTTTAATTTTAAATTCAGTAGTGATCCCTATGCTGATATATCAGAAATACTTGGAGTATCAAAAGAAGAAGCGAAGGAAATTACGTTCAAAAATCTTTATGGAGGAATCAAAGAAGAACACAGAAATAAGGTGTACTTTGGACAAGTCAATGGACTAATTAAAAAAATGTGGTTGGTTTACAATCAAGAAGACAGAGTAAAATTAGCAACTGGTCGAATTTTACATAAGTCTGATGAATTAAGTCCAACAAAAATATTTAATTATTACATTCAAAGTTTAGAAACTAAAAGTAATGTAGAATTAGTTGGAAAAGTATTAGACTTTTTAGAAACTAAGAAGAGTAAAATAATTCTTTACACATATGATTCTATACTTATAGACTTTAGTAAAGAAGACGGAATTGAAACAGTAACTAAAATAAAAGAATTGTTAGAAAGCACAGGTTATATAACAAAGATGAAGAAAGGACTAGACTATGGTTTATGATATTTCTTCGATATTTATTAGCAGTATTCCCTTTGACATGAAGAATAAGTTACTGTGCTCATTTACAGCCCAAAATCGTTTATTAGACACCATTGCTGGTATAACTTCACGTTATGCTATATTGTACGATAAAATGTTTGTATTGGAAAGTCCTCAAACAACTGAATATATAATTACCTATAACATAGATACAGAAAATTCAGTAAATGAAATACCTGAAAATACTATTTTATTACACAGAAAAAAAGAATCAAATACTTTATATACTATTAATGCTTTAAATACTTTAATTAAACAACTAAACAACGGTATGTTAGACAACCAGTTTAAAGTAAGTTGGAACGATTATCAAAATAGTATATTGTTAACTCAAGGTCCTGACCTTCGCATTTTAAATACAAAAATTTACAAGATTATTAATATATAATTGGCTTTTAGTCTTTTATTTGTTATATTAGTAGAGAAATAATAAAATTGTTATGGATATTAATCAAATCAAAAATCGCTTGAATTCCCTTCAAAACAAGAAAGGGGGCTCTCAAAACAAAGAAGAAAGAGCAAAGAATTTCTGGAAACCTACTGTAGGTAAACAAATTATTCGTGTCGTTCCTAGTAAGTTTGACAAATCAAATCCTTTTAAAGAGGTTTATTTTCACTATGGTGTAGCTAATCGTTCAATGATTGCTTTGACTAACTTTGGTGAAAAAGATCCTATTGTAGAATTTGCAAGTCAACTTCGCAAGTCATCAGAAAAGGAAAATTGGCAATTAGCTAAAAAAATCGAACCTAAAATGCGAGTATTTGCTCCAGTTATTGTTAGGGGTGAAGAAGAAAAAGGTGTTCGTTTGTGGGAATTTGGTAAAGAAACTTACCTTGAATTGTTGAGCATGGTTGCTGACGAAGACATCGGAGATTTTTCTGACATCTATGAAGGTCGTGATTTGACTATTGAAACTGTAGGACCTGAAGTAACTGGTACTAAGTACAATAAGTCTACAGTACGTCCTCGTACTAAAATTACTCCTTTGAGTGACAACAGTGCACAAGCTAAAATGTGGATGAGTGAACAACCTGAAATTTTGGCTCTATACAAAAAGTATGAGTATGATGAAATGAAAGGTATTTTGTTGACTTGGTTGAATCCCGAAGCTGACGTAGAAGAATCAGAAACAGAAGAAGTTGAACAACCAGTAACTCCAGTAGTTACAAGTTATTCAACTCCTGTTAAGAAAAAGTCTTCGTTTAATGAAGATGAGTTTGATGCTTTGTTTACTGACGCTAAAGCTCCATCTAAATTTGATGATGAAGACAACGATTTACCTTTCTAATCTGTAAAAAATGGCTAAGAAAAAACTAACAGAAGCTATTTCTGGTGCTGTCAAAGGAAACTTTAACCTTGAATCGTTTAAAAAATCAAAAAACTTAAGTAACAATCAAGTAACATTTAAAGATCAACGTTGGATTCCACTTTCAGCAGCATTCCAAGACGTTCTTTCATTACCCGGTATTCCTATGGGCCACATAACTTTGTTACGTGGTCATAGTGATACTGGTAAAACAACAGCTTTAATTGAAGCAGCTGTATCAGCCCAAAAAATGGGTGTATTACCTGTGTTTATTATTACTGAAATGAAATGGAACTGGGATCATGCTCGTCAAATGGGCTTCCAAATGGAAGAAGTAGTAGACGAAGAAACTGGAGAAATAGTAGATTACACAGGTAATTTTATTTACGTAGACAGAAGTTCACTTAATACTATTGAAGATGTAGCTAGTTTTATTGCTGATTTGTTAGATGAACAGGCTAAAGGAAGATTACCACACGATTTGTTATTTTTATGGGACTCAGTTGGTTCAATACCTTGTTCAATGAGTATTGAAAAAAATTCAAATAACCCTCAGTGGAATGCTGGTGCAATGAGTCAACAGTTTGGTAACTTCATTAACCAAAAAATCATTTTGTCAAGAAAATCTAATACACCATACACAAATACAATGGTAGTAGTAAATAAAATATGGGTATCACCAGCAGAAACTCCAATGTCTCAACCTCGTATGAGAAATAAAGGTGGTGATACAATGTTTTTTGACTCAAGTTTGATTGTAACATTTGGAAACATTACAAACAGTGGAACAAGCAAGTTGAAAGCTACTAAAAATGGTAAAGACGTTGAGTTTGCTAAACGTACTCGTATTATGTGTGATAAAAATCACGTTACTGGTGTAACTACTAAAGGAACAACTGTAATAACAGTACATGGTTTTATTGACGATGATCCAAAGGCAATAGATCAATATAAAAAAGAACACAAAGACGAGTGGCTAACAATATTAGGAGCAGGTGATTTTGAAATCAAAGAAGATTTATCTGAGTGGGACGAAAGTAAAAATGGTATTTTAGCCGTAAACGATGGAGAATAATATCGATCCAGATTTTCAAGCGATAATAAATAAACTTAGTAAAGCAAGACAGGACAATAGTCCTGTTTTGCAACCTAAGGTACTTATTATTGATGCAATGAACACATTTTTACGTTCATTTGCTATTATTAACCACATAAATCCTAAAGGCAACCACATTGGAGGTCTTACTGGTTTCTTAAAATCAGTAGGTTATGCTATAAAACACACTAATCCTACAAGAGTTATTATTGCTTTTGAAGGTGAAGGTTCAACTCTCAACAAGAAAAACTTGTATCCTGATTATAAAGGAACTCGTAAACTAAAACGAATCACTAACTTTGATGGATTTTCAAGCCAAGAAGATGAGTCAGAATCAATAGAAAACCAGTTGTTAAGACTCGTAGAATATTTACAATGTCTTCCTTTAGATATGTGTGCTGTTGACAGAGCAGAAGCAGACGATACAATGGCTTATCTTGCCACGAAATTTGCACCTACTCACGACGTAGTAATTATGTCTTCAGATCAAGACTTTTTACAATTAGTAAGTCCAAAAATTACAGTTTACTCACCTACTAAAAAGAAGTTTTATGATCCTAATAAAATAAAAGAAGAATATGGTGTTCCACCTCAAAACTATCTTCAAGTAAAAATCTTATTAGGTGACTCAAGTGATAATGTTCCTGGTGTTCCTAAATTAGGCCCTAAAAAACTCATTAAAAACTTTCCAGAATTACAAGAATCTACTGTAGTTAGTCTAAAAGACATTTTAGAAAAAAGTAATAACACTAAAGGAACTATGTATGAAAGTGTTAGTATGTTT